TATTGGGAAAAGCCCTGGATAACGGTCTAGTAAGTGGTCGCTTCACAGCAATCGCTCACTTTCGCGTTAAAAGGAACACATGCCTCCCGATCCTATGTCATCCCGTTTTCGAGATGATATTCGATCTGGATGGTACTCTCCGCTCTAATCCTAATTCTATCGCTATATACTTCCTCCGCCAATTCCTTTTACTTGATGCCAAGCTCGAAATCGAGTCGACACCAAAACAAAAAGAAGAGGCTGTCACAGGATTCATCAATAGACAGAATACGCTCAGAAGTGTGCGTATACCTGTCAATGACCCTGTGCTTATAAGAGCCCGTTGGCTCTTGGGGAGGGTTCTCAGTCATCTAAGGCTTAGCGACATCCAGCCGGGACATGGTCCTGGTGCTGTCGCAGAGAGATTAGATCGCTTCGAACGCTGGGATTTTGACCACTGGCCTTTAAAAGCCGAACGTCATTATCCCTACCTAGTATATGGTACTCACTCCCTTGAAGCCTCTGTTGCCAAGGGCAAGGGTATTCCTCTCCTTAAAGAGATGAATACTCGTTGCTGTTTGGTTCCAAAGGACTTTAAGGGTCCACGTCTAATCTCGTCTGAGGCTACTGTTAATCAGTATCTCCAGCAAGGTCAGATGAGGAAGATAATGCACTACGTGAATAATCATTACTTGTTAAAGAAGTCAATTCAGTTAAGGGATCAAACCTTTAACCAACTGGCTGCTCGTGACTCGTATGATAACGGTTCTGCTACATTAGATCTCTCTAATGCATCTGATACTGTTTCAACCACCTTAGTCTGGTACCTCTTAAAAGATGTACCTCTTCTACGGTCTCAGTTGATGTCCACGCGATCCGATTATATGCTTTACGCAGATAAGAAGATCAAATTAGTCGCATTTGCTCCAATGGGTTCAGCTACATGCTTCCCAGTGGAAACACTTGTGTTCTGGGCCATTTCCATGGCTTCAGTAATGCTTGTGCGACCTCAGTACAGCAAGAGGGCGAAACTTAGGGATAGTAAATATCCCTTTTCTCCATCTGCTTTATCTGTGAGTGAGATTGCTTCACAAGTGCGTGTCTTTGGGGACGATGTTATAGTCCCTTTGGATGCACTAGATATCCTTTCAGAAACATTGACCCGCGTTGGTTGTTCTGTTAACGTGTCTAAGACATGTTATAGAACTCCCTTTCGTGAGTCATGTGGCTCCGAGTGGATAAATGGATCTGATGTTACAATAATTCGCAACAGGAGATACCGTTATGAAGTCGATAGAAAATTCGTCAACTACCCCGTATTATGTGAG